GCCAACCGAACCGGCGAGGATAGGTGACCACGGCCCGCCCGTGTGTCACCAAGGAGCGAGAATTAAATGGTCTGTGATAAGACAGTCTATGAATCTCTGCTCGTAAACGCTTCGTCGGCCTTAAGGGTTGACGCCGCACTTGATCGTGAGGATGACCCAATACCGGTGGCTAAGCCTCGTATTATGTGCAAGCGTTGTGCGCAGCCGAGGAAGGTATGCCTTGGCGGTTGTACCGCGCGGAGGCACGTATGGTAGAGGAACAGCCCGAGGTTCGGGCATCGGAGTCGCAGAAGCGACGCGCTCGCAGGAAGCGGCAACGCAATCGTGCTGAGCCTGAAGAACGCGAAGCTATCGCCCACGCTTTGACTCTTGAACGCAAAAGGAAGCGAGAGAAGGCCCCAGCGAAGGAGTTAATCAAACGCTCTAGAGCTGAGGTAGTGCTCAGTCGTCCATTACAAACTATCGATACGCCACGCCCAACATTCTTCGGGATGAGGACGAAGGCCCTCAGCTTTGGCGTATCTTATGCTGGGCTTCCGAAATTGCTAGCGGAGCACGAAGAGAGTATGCGTGAAAAGATGGGGCCGAGGAACCTCTACTCACCCGATAAATTAATTGAGGCAATTGCTAATTACAAGCGTAAGTCCGATTCCGACAAGGCAGCTCCATTCTACTGGGAGTTACTCCCACTTGCACTGGAATTGCACGATGATCTGAACTTATATGGCGAAGTTCTACCTTCGAGGGTAGCCCTCGAGGCAATGCTCGCGAAGAATAAGTCCACATCGGCCGGTTATCCTTACTACGCTCGTAGAAGCTCAGTTTGCTATCAATATTTACCAGCTGAGTGGATTTCAAAATTCCCGGAGGCAGCTGACATAGCCCTACAAGAGTGGAACGACCTGGGACGACCAGATGTTTTAACAGCAGAACCGAACAACTTCTATGTAGTAAATTACCGCACAGAGGCAGGGAGGGACGGCTGCAAAGTACGACTAGTCCACGCCGCCCCTCTAGCCATGCAGCTATTAGAGTCCCGCTATGCGCTGCCGATAGTGCAAGCGCTAAGATGTGACAGCAGCAGACCAGAGGTAAATCAAGCCCTAGACGTCGAACATGGCGAAATCTTTTCCTACATGTCAGGTATTCAGCTTACTGCTGTAATACAGGCCATGATTGAATTTGCCCAAAGCTCAGGTACTGAAGTCATCAGTATGGACTATTCACAGTTCGACGCAACTATTTCATCGACGCTGATCAAGCTAGGTTTCACAGTACTGTTTGGTGACCCAGAGAACTGGGACGAAAACCAGCAGTTGATAGTAGAGAACTTCACGAATAAGCGACTAATCACCCCTTTTGAGGGGCTAAATGAAGTCCTCTTTCGTGGTGGGGTCCCATCGGGCTCTGTCTTTACTAATCTAATCGACACCAGCGTCAATGCACTCATCGCGACCTACGTCTGCCAAGACATGGAATTCATGGTGAGGTGCAATGGCGATGATGGCGTATTAGTGACGTCTGAACCGCTTGACCTAAATTACCTTGAAGGGCGAGCTGCTACACTTGGGGTTGACATCAACCATGACAAGCAAGCAGTATCTCCTGACTCCTGCCTGTTTAATAAGCAATACTTCGACCTCAACACGGATGGGCCCATCCCGTCTGCGAACAGGATCATTAACAGTATGCGCTATTACGACAGCATGATGAAGGGTCGCAAGGTAATGAATGCTTCAGAAGAAATAATCCGCACGCTGCAGTTAGTGCAAATGATGCAATTTCACCCATGCCGTGACGAGTTTCTTGCTCTAATCTCGCGACCAACCGCTGACGATGGTTACTCATTCCTAGATTATAGGCTGCGTCTACCAATCGCCCTGGAGGTTTACGGTCGCGAGACTGACGCTCATATCGACCCTTCGATGAACGTTCAGAAGCTAGACGACTCATGGATTAGCGAGGTTTATAATGGCGAGAATTCGACCTTCGAGTAGAACACCGAAGGATTTCAAGCAGTTTGTCGCTGAACTGGACCAAGGTGGTAAGAGGTACTCCAACTTAGCGTTGGAAGTAGTACAGAATTACGCTGAGAATCCAGAGCAGTCTGACAAATGGGGTCCATCAGAGACCATGAATCGAATGAAGACTGAGTTTCCTGAAGCATATGAATACCTAGTGCATATGATTGCACGTAGAGATTCTAGCGCGGAGGCTAAACTATGACCTTCCTCGAAGACGTAGAGAAAGAGAAGCAACTGATTATGAGTGGGCAGAAGAAGCCCACTGATTATCCGGTGGACAAGAGGGGACCAGCCGTCCCAATTGTGCCACCGAAAGTGGAACCGCCTGTCGACAACTCACAACCGAGTAGGCCCGTCATCCTGCTCAACCGTGTCATCGTTCGTTGCACTCACTGCAACTACATAAATGACGTAACAATCGAGGACCGCTCCCGTGCTGAGCTAGCGCTGCTGGCAGCCGAGTATAAGCGTGTCCCTCGTGGTACCGTCCTGGTTCATGTCGATGACCAGAGGACCGGATTCCGCTCCGAGTTCGTGATAATCCCTACATGCAACAGGTGTGGGAATCCCTTAGCGGGAGCCCTTCTTGAGCCGAAAGGGGATATTCGCGAAGTTGGTGTGGAGGGGACCCTGTATGCCGAGCGTGCTGCCAAAGTTTGGGAGTGACAGGATCGTCGTACTGGGACTCCAGGGTTATGGCAAAACAACCTTAGTAAAGAGGATGATCACGGGAAACCGACACATCATCTATGATCCCTTGAAAGAGTACTCTTTCCTAAATTCTAGGACGTGCTCACTTGACGTATTTCATGATGAACTTGAGCTTTTCGGTGAAGGATACGTTGTATTTGAAGAAGCCTCGCAGTATTTGCGACGCTCAAACATTTCGCAGCGCTCCCTCGCCTACTTTGACGTTCACC